TGGCCCTGCCCAAGCCGAGTTTGCGCGCTCGAGGATGGGCATTGACCTGATGCCGTGGCAGGAGCGGGCGATCACCGACCAGCTGGCCCTGGACGCAAACGGCGACTTCCTGTTTCGTGAGGCGCTCATCTCAACGGCCCGGCAAAACGGCAAGAGCTTTGCCCTTAAGAGCTTGGCGGCCTGGTGGCTGGTGGAGGAGGCCCGACGACGGGCCCAGCCACAGAACGTCCTGCTGGTCGCCAACAAACTGGACCGGTCAATCCCGATGTATCGCGAGATCGTCCAGTACCTCGAGGTGCACCATGGCGCCGAGGCGAAGTGGACGTCCGGCCATTTCCAGTGCACCATGCCCGACGGATCAACCATCAAGGTCGTCGCCGCCAAAGACAACGTCCACGGCCTAACGCTCGACCTCATCCTGATCGACGAAGTCTGGGACATCGCTCCGTCGGTGGTGTTTGACGCGCTCCGGCCCAGCATGATCGCCCGCCGGAACCCGTTGCTGTCCATGTGGTCGACCGCTGGCGACGAGGGCTCGGCCACGATGATCCGATTGCGGGAACAGGCGATCAACGCGATTGACGCCGGCCGACCGTCCCGCCTCTACTTCGCCGAATGGTCTATGCCCGAGGTCGACCCCGGCGACCGGCGCTACTGGCCGTGGGCCAACCCGGCGCTGGGCACGACGATCACTTGGGAGGCGCTTGAGGCGCAGGCCGATGGTGGCGATCAGGCCGCGTTCCTGCGCGCCCACCTGAACCTGTGGGTTTCGGCTGCGAAGTCCTGGCTCCCGGTCGGATTGTGGACAGCCCGCCGAGCCGAGGTCGACATTCCAGTCGGTGGCGTGCTGGCCGTCGACTCCAGCCTTGACGAGTCTCGTTACGTCGGCGTCCGGTGCGTCCCGATCGACGGCGGCGTCATCGCCCACGTCGAATTCGTGGTCGAAAAAGAGGACGCCATGTGGGCCGAGATTGAGCGAGTCATGGCCGACCCCAAGGTCACGTTGGCGATCACCCCCGGCCTCGAGATACATACCCCGCTACCGCTACGCCGTCGCACCGAAACGGTCGGCTACGGCGAGCTCGCCCGCTACACCGCCGTCGTCCGGTCGATGATTACCGAAGGCAAGCTCTGGCACGACGGATCGGTCGCCCTCGCCGAGCACGTTCAACGCGCCGTCCTCGTCAAGACCCAAGCCACCACGGTCGTCAGCTCGCAAAAGTCGCCGGGTCCGATCGAGCTGTGCCGGTGCATGATTTGGGCCGCAGCCATGGCCTCCAAACCCGCGTCGAAACAGCGGGTCGCGTTCGCCGTCGGACACTCGTAGACAACTATCCACAGGCTGTGGGAAACTCCGGCCGAACCCATGGGCATCTTTCGACGCACCGTACCGCCCGCATTCGCGACCGCGGAGATCAAGGCCCAGGCCGGCGCATCCATGTCCGGCATCAACGAGGTCTACACCTACACGATCGGCACCGCCGAACAGAAAGCCCTACAGCTCCCGACGATCAGCCGCGCCCGCGACCTGATCGCCTCCATGATCGGCTGTCTCGACCTGGTGCAGTACCGGCTTCAGTGGGACCCGGCCGAGCAGGAATACGAGAAGGTCTACATTGAAGGCGAGTCTTGGTTCACCCGACCCGACCCGAAGGTCACCCGAAATTTCATCATGTCCAACACGTTCTCGGACCTGTTCTTTCACGGCCGAGCGTTCTGGTACATCACCTCGAGATACAACACCGGCTACCCCGCCTCCTTCCAATGGCTACCGGCCGCGAACGTGTCGACCTTGGATCAGGCTGGCCCCCAGTACTTCACCATCTCCGACGAGGTCGAATTCAACGGCGTTGAACTACCCCAAGAGAACGTCGTGCAGTTCCTGTCGCCGATCATGGGCATGATCTACACCGGCCAAATCGCGATGGACACCGCCTACAAACTGGACACCGCGGCCCGCCGATTTGCCGTCAACTCAATCCCGAGCGGGTACCTCCAACAGCGCGGGGGCGAGCCCATGACAGCCGAAGAGCTCGGCGAACTCGCCGCAGGATGGGCCGCAGCTCGACGCAACAACTCGATCGGCGCACTCAACGAATTCGTCGAATGGAAAGAGTTTGCGGCCGACCCCAGCAAACTCCAGCTGGTCGAAGCCCGCCAATACCAGGCCCTTGAGCTCGCCCGCCTCGCCAACATCCCGCCCTACCTCGTCGGCGCACCCACCGGCACCGGCATGACCTACCAGAACGCGCTCCAGGCCCGCCAAGACCTGTACCTGTTCGGCGCCAAGCCCTACATCGACTGCATCCAAGAAACCTTGTCCGGCGACACGATCATCCCACGCGGTCGCCACATCGAGTTTGACCTGGACGACTACCTCGGCGACAACGACATGGTGGACTCACCACTCGTGGACACGCCCACCTCAATTAGAGAGGATGTTGACTAATGACTGACAAGATCACCTTGGCCGCCGGCCATTTCACGATCGACGCCGCCGCCCAAGACGGCGCTCCTTCCCGTTCGATCACTGGCCTCGCCGTACCCTGGAACGTGACCACCACCGACTCGCTCGGCACCAAGGTCATGTTCAAGCCGGGGTCGTTGCCCGAGGACGGCCGACCCCCGCGGCTGCTTGAGGGCCACGACTCCGGCAAGGTACGCGGCCTCGTGACCGAACGAGTCTCAACCGACGAAGGCATGATGTTCACCGCACGCCTCGCCGAAACCCGCGACGCAGACGACACCCTGTCACTGCTTCTCATGGGCGCCTACGACAGCGTCAGCGTCGGAGTCACCCCCACCAAATTCTCGTTCGACAAGAACGGCACCATGGTCGTCGAAGCCGGCCGATGGTCCGAACTGTCGATCGTCGCCGAGCCCGCTTTCGAGCAGGCTCGGATCAGCCAAGTCGCCGCCTCCGCACCCGAGGAGGAGAACGACGAAACACCCGAAACACCAACAGAGTCCGAGGAGGACCAAGCAATGACCGACAACCAGCCCGTCGAGGCCGCCGCACCCGCCACGGTCCCGACCACCCTTTTCGCCATCCCGAAGCGCGAATTCAAGATGCCCTCGGCCGCCGAGTACATCGCCGCATTCACGCGAGGTGGCTCCGATTTCGCACAGCTCAACGCCAACATCCGCGCTGCGGCTGGCGACGACATCACCACCGATACGCCAGGCCTGCTCCCGACGCCGGTCGTGGCCCCGATTTTCGATGACATCAACCCGTTGCGCCCGCTCGTGTCGGCGCTCGGGCCGCGCTCGATGCCGCAGGCCGGCAAGGTGTTCATCCGCCCCAAGATCACGACCCACACCGAGGTCGGTAACCAGGCCACCGAACTCACCGGCCTCGACACCCGCACCATGGTCGTGGACGACATCCAGGTGACGAAGAAGACGTTCGGCGGCACCGTGTTGCTTTCCGAGCAGGTCATCGACTGGTCGGACCCGTCAATGCTGTCGGCCGTGCTCAACGACCTCGCAGGCCAGTACGCCCTTGCCACCGAGAAGGAAGCGGTCGACACGATGGTGTCGGAGATCGACTCCAACAACCGTGAGGTGACCGACCTGACCGACGCCGAGGAAGTCGTCGCCGACCTGTACGCCGTCGCAGCACTGATCGCAGGCGTCGGCAACTACCTCCCGACGCACCTGATCGTTTCGCCCAAGACGTGGGCTAAGCTCGGCTCGCTGATCGACCAGCAGGGTCGCCCGGTGTTCCCGCAGACCGCCCCGATCAATGGCATCGGCACCCTGCCCGGTGGCGTGACCGGCTGGAACGGCAACCCGCTCGGCCTCCAGTTGGTCGTGTCGAACCAGATCAGCACCCAGGCGATCCAGGCCAGCGCGCAGGAAGCCGAGGACTACATGTTCCTCGCCAATGCCCGCTTCATGGAAGTGTACGAGCAGCAGAAGGGCGCGATCTCGATCGAGGTGCCGTCGACGCTCGGCCGTCAGGTTTCGTTCCGCGGCTACTTCGCCTCCGTCGTCATGGACGCCAAGATGGTATGGGCCCTCGGCCCGGCCGTCTGACCCAACTGAAGGATTGAACAATGCCCGCCTACTCCATAACTCACGCCATGAGGCTGGGTGGTGTTGGTGTTGTTCAGACCCTCACCTCCACGGATGTCACTGTCGGGCAATCCGTGGTGGTCGCAGGCG